CCGGGCCGCTGCACCACAAAGGGCCCCGGGTTATCCACAGGCGTTACCATCCTGTGATATCTCGGAGCCCTTAGCGTTACTGCCTAGCGTGACCTAGGTCACTCGTTCAGGTACTTCATCGTGCGCACTGCCTGTTTCAACCCGTCCAGCCCGCCGAGCACTTCCACAGCGTCCGCGCAGCGATCACAGATGCCGTGCCCCGCGATCGGGCCCGAGCAGAGTGCACAGCGATCCTTGCGCATGCCCGCGCGGTATGCCCGCATGGCCTCGGCTTTGTCCTCGGCGGGAATGTTCTTGCGCCGGGCCTTGCTCGCTGCTGCCTTGCACGCCTTGCAGTGGTAGCCGTAGCCGTTCGGAGTGTGGGGGTCCAGCGGGAACGCGTCCATCGGCTTATCGGCCTTGCAGCCCCAGCATGTTCGGTTGCTCACCGTACTGCCTCCAATTCGGTCAGCCCGTCAATGAGCGCCTGATCATCCCCGCCAATCGCCCATGTGATGTCGAGACGATCCGCCGTACCCCTGGGCAGCAGCACCACGTGCAATCCCACGTCGTTCAGTAGTGCGGTCCTACCTGCCCTGTCTGCGGCCCCCCATGCCTCCCCCAGAGTCCTACCGGTGGGCTCTAGCACTTCCCGTACGTTCGGGTCGTGCGCGTCCTTTAGAGCGGCGTACGCGGCCTCAAGGTCTGCGGCGTGCTTCTCAAGGCTTGCCAGCATGAGCGGTCCGGCCGATGCCATCTTTGATGTGAGCCGCTCCGCTCGCTCCTGAGCCTCGATCATCTGGTCTGACAGGTCGTTGCCACCCTCGAACCTGACCACGTACTCAGCGAACCCGCCCCAGCGCGCCAGGAACTCCGCCTCAATCCTTTCGTCAAGGATGCTCGCTGTGATCGTCGAGCACCCCTTCTTGCAGCGGTAGCGGTTCACCCCTTGGCGACTTTTTCCGCCGTTCAGGTTGAACGTGCATTTGCTGCACGAGCCCAGTCCACCGGATACCAGGGGCGTTGCTTGGCGCGGGGCGCGCTCTTTACCAATGGCCAGCGCATTGAGCCGCTCACGGATGTGCTTTGCCTCAGCGGCATTGATGGTGGGCTCCACGAATTGCACGGGGGTAATCCCGTCGGCGTCGAGAACTAGTTCGCCCTTGGTGCTGAAATGCCCGCGCAGAATGCCATTGGTAAGCATGCGGCGCCATTGGCGCTCACCTATGCCGACAATGCGCGCTGAGCTAGCCACAGTGCCCGTCGACAGCAGATCCTCAATGCCGCTCCGCAGGCTGTCATGGTTTGCGCCCCACTTGAGATAGGCAGCGCCGTCCTTGCGCTCGATCTCGAATCCGTGAGGGGCGGAGCCGGAAACCCATCGGCCTTGCGCGCGTCGGGTGGCTTGGCCTTCCGTGATGCGGGCAGCGATCATCTCGCGTTCCCACGCTGCGAGGGTGGCCAGGATCGTGGCGACCATGCGCCCGTGGGATGTGCCGGTGTTCAGTTGGTTATCGGTCGTGGCAAGCGCGACGTTGTGCGCCTCGGCCCACGCCACCAGGCGTAGGAACTCTGAGACGCTGCGTGCGTACCGGTCCTGCTTCCACGCGACGACCACGGAGGGATTGGAGGCCATCAGCTCGCGCATACGCTTACGCTCTTCTAGGGGCTTCGCGCCGGATACGCCGGAGTCCACGTACTCGACTACAGGGAAGTCCCGGTAGTCACTCTGGGCGATCCATGCGCGTGCTGCGGCGCGCTGTGTGTCGACTGAGGCTGATTCGAGGGTCTCGCGGCTGAGGCGAATGTAAACAGCCACGTGACCAGTCTGGCCCGTGGCTACGGCGATTGCGCTTTTCAGGTTGCTGCTCATGCCTCAAGGGTAGTCGCTTTCCCACGAACCTGTCACCCCTTGAGCACCCCCGGGCTCTCAGCGGTTGTAGTACGCCGCATCCCAGGGTGACGGTTCCGGCTTGAACGCCTGCCAGTCTGCGGGCGCGGGTACCAGGTCCTTGCCCCATGCAACCCGGCATTTGTACAGCCATGCTTCCGCCCCTTGGCGGGTGTTCCATTCCAGGGGCAGGAAGTTGCCGTTCCCGTCCGGCAGGGTGCAGTAGCCGTACCAGTGGAGATCCAGGATCCCCCACCGGCGCTGATCAGGTGTCGTCGTCACTACGTATCGCCTCATGGGGCTAATGGTAGAGATCTCCCACGGCGCAGAACAGCCCCACAGCGACCCAACCCGGGCCATTGCGGGGCTGTTTGATTAGACGTTCGCCGAGGCTTCGGCCGTGGCGTCGTCAATGGTTTCGGTAACCGCCTCGGCGGCATCCTCGGGTGCGGTGACTTCCGCTGTAGCGGTGCTGACTTCATCTGTCACGGGGTCAGTGGCCGTGACGGTAATGGTGGTGGGGGTTTCCTCGGTCGCCTCGGTGGGATCCTCGACGACGATGCGCACCCAAACGGTGTCATCAATGACGGGCTCGGAGTGGTATCCGATGCTCAGGAGTCCGATGCCCGTGTGCTCAATCTTGGCGTTGATTACAAGATTTCCATGGTTGTCCATGCGGACCGCAATGGTTGTATCCGGAGCCTTGTGCTTGTCGGCGTCAAAGACGATGGGCAGCGCCCAATCAGGGATCTTGTCCAGCCCGGGGACGACTTTCTCAAGCCCCTTGCGGAGCATGGACTTTGCATGCTTCGCCGTCTTGCGGTGCTTGCCCTTGTGGGGCGTCTTGGACGGCTCGGCGGACGGGGTGACTGAGGGGGCCTCAGATGGGCTCTCAGACGTCTTGGGGGCCGGGGACGGGGAATCGGGGCGGAGAGTGCCGGTCGGGCTCTCTATGGGGCTCTCAGCGCGTTGGGTGGGCGCGTCGGCCGGTTCGGGGACAGCGGGGGTTGCCGCGTCGGGGGTGGAACGGGGTTGGGGCTCCGTGCGCGCTGTGTGCTCCGGGGACGAGAAAGCAACGGCGGACATAAGGGTGAACGCCCCTGCGGTGACTACAGCGGGTACGGCAAGGCGGCGGAACATGGTGGTGGCCCCCACGTAAGCGGAATGTCAGACTCCGAGATCTTTGCACGACGTTCACATGCCGTCTACATCGGGTGGTGCCCCTTGCGGCGGGGCTCTACGTGGCTCAGGCCGGTGAGCGGCACAACCGGCCCACTCCCCCAGGGGTTCAGCTCGAACAGCCCCTCGGCCGTCCACAGCATCGCCGGGGTGTAGCGGCCGGTCGCCGTTGACCGACTCCACTCTGAGACTCCCAGTAGGCGCCGGGACAGCACTCCACGGGCGCTGAGTCTGAAGGTGCGGTAGGGCACTCGGGCGTTCATCCGGATGACCTCAGCGGCAGCACCACCATGGGCCTTGATGAGGGTCCGGAGGTCTGACCAGCTGTCTATGTAGTCGACGGAGGACAGCTCTTCTAGTTGCGGACAGGACCGGTATTCAGGGCGCCCGTCCATGGTGGGTACGGGCACCGTGACCGTGATTTCCACTGCGTACGGTGCGGTTGGCATGCCCAAAGTCTCCCAACCGGAATGGCTCGCTCCATCAGTCGTGGGGATTGTGTGGAGAGCTTTAACTCTCAACCGTTGGGTCTACAACCGTGGGGCGCCTCATCCCCCAGGGTGACCCACACCACACCGAAACGGACATTGGCCCCGTAACCAAAGATAGATGTAGCGCCCATGCATCTTCCCCGAGACACAAAGATGCCCCCGGCTTTCGCCAGGGGCTAGGGACTCAGCGCGCGGCCCGTACTTCGCTGCTCGGCGCCCGGTACCCGTCAGCGTCTACCCAGGGGCACGCAGGGTCGGCCAGCGTCGGGCGGTAGGTGACAGTCGCTCCGCTGTGCACCGAGACGATCTCGACACCCTGGGCCGCCAGCGCCTCCACAGTGGCCGCTACGGGCTCGGCAGACTCTTCCTGGACCTCCGGGGCTTCCTCGGCCTGCGGGGCGCTCAGGGCGGCCTCGGCGGCGTTCTGGCAGTTCTTGCAGACCTTACGGCCGGACGCCTTCACGAACGCCAGCGCCTCGGTCAGGGTCTCGAACTGCGCGACGGGGGCCAGACGGCTACGGGTCAGGGTGCCGCAGGCGCTCTGCGTGTAGGTGAACTCGCCACCCGTGGTGCGGGCCTCAATCCCTGCGATGTGGGCCGTGGTGCGGTTCGCCTTGACCGTGTACATGTCATCTCCCCTGTGCTCCGTTGCGCTTACGAGTGGAACTCTACCCACACGACCGGGGCTCGCGCAACCACCTACTGAAAAGAGTATGTGCCCAGGGGCCCAAAGATAGATGTAGCGCCCATGCATTGAGCCTGAGGCCAAAGATAGATGTATCGCCCACGCATGGAACTAGTTCACAAGCCAGGGCAAAGGGAAAGGGCCCCGGAGGGCCCCCCTTGTCAGACCAGGTGCGGGACGGAGATCGGGGTGGGCTCCCAGTTCTTCCACCCACTCGCTGCCAGCCACTCGGCCGCCTCGTTCTCGGCCTTGAGGTAAGGCATCCCCTGCACCCTCGCGCCCCAGGGGCTCCGAGCCTCCGTGGCCTCCCAGTAGGGCCTGAGGATGTCCGGGCCGGTGATCGCCCAGCTGTAGGTGCCGTTCGCGTTCTTCCGGGTCTTGAGCTTGAACATTTGGTGTCTCCCTTGTCGCCGTCGTGCTTACGAGTAGAACTCTACCCACAGTGCAGGGGTCAGCGCAACCACCTACTGAAAAGAGTATGTGGGTTGGCCCCCAGGGTCTCCCCCGGGGGCCTCACCGTCAGGCGCTGTAGGTGAAATGCACCGTGGCCCAGTGCTCGCCGTTGTGCTCCCCCTTGGTGGCCTCGGCCAGGAAGCCCCACCCGGCGACCTCAGCGGCAATCTCCGTGGCGATCTCGACCGCGTTGGCGCCCGTGTCCACCGTGACGCTGATCCGGTTCTCGTTGGCCCGGACGTAAATGCCCTGGTGAGTGTAGCGCCGGGCGGCGGGGCTGATGTTGAACCCTGCGGCCTTGAGGCGGCGAGAGACGATCGGGCCGAATCGGACGGAGGATCGGTTTCCGCTGTTCTGGGGGCGCTTACCGGCCATGGTCTTGGTTCCTTTCGGGGCTTCCTGCGCTGACAAGAGGAACACTACCCACAACGGAGGGGTGCGCGCAACCACCTACTAAAAAGAGTATGTGGGCCGGGTCACACGCAGACCCTTGCAAAGTCGGACAAATAGGGGCCCCAGGCTCATTGCCCAGGGCCCCCGCCTGCCTACGCGACCCGCATGTACCGGCCGTAGGACGACCCGCCGATGTGAAGGTTGATGTACTCGCGCCCGCCCTCCCCGGTCATGAGGCTGACCTGTACGCCGTGCTGCTTGGCGTTCCTGATCCGCGCCTCCATCTCACCAGCGGAGATGATGACCACCTGGTGGCTCTTGTTCCGAGTCTCGAACATGTCGCCCGGCTTGATCATGACGTCTGCCTCTCCGTTGAACGCGACCCAGCAGCGGGCATCTGCCAGCGCCATTGCCTCAGTGAGGTACCCGGCGGTGTGGAACACCAGGCGCTTCCCGTCGCGAACCTGGCCGTAGTAGCGTCCGCCTGCGATTCGCACCGTGATGTTCATGTCCGCTCCCCTGCTCGCTGTTGTGCTTACGAGTGGAACTCTACGCAGGCCGCTCCCCCGTGCGCAACCCCCCTACTGAAAAGAGTAGGTGGGCGAGACTTCGGCGCGTATATGCATGGCCGTTACACCTTTATTTACGCAAAGTAGCGGCCGGCATAACCCAGAGCGATAACCCCAGGTCATACCGGCCGGGCCCCGACACAGTGAGGGACGCAGAGAGGCGAAGAAACGCAGTTAACGGGAGAGCGAGGCCCCTGCGCGCCGCCCATCTGAGGCGAACCACCCTGCACCCTTCACCGTGCCGGAGCACGTACTCATTTCAGTAGGCCACAACCACCCGCTTGATGCCCGCCGCAGTGATCAGGGTCGAGCACGCCGGGCAAGGCTTGCGGGTTACGTACAGCGTCGACCCTGGTAGCTCCGCAGGGTCCGCATGCTCAATTGCGTTGCGTTCAGCGTGAGTTGCCGCGCAGTTGGCGTAGTCGCTGTCTCGTGCGCACTCGGCCACGTCCAGCCTTCCCCGGGGGCAGTTACCGGCGGTAGCGCAACCGGGGATCCCGGGTAGCAGGCCGTTGTAACCGACGCTGCGTACCCGGTTCCGGTCGTTCACGAGCACTGCCCCCACCTGGGCCCGTGTGCAGTCGGCCCGAGTGGCAACCACAGCGGCTAGCGCGAGCCCCCACTCATCCCAGCTAGGACGATCGCTCACGCACCCACCAGGGCCCGTATCTGCGCCTCAGTGGCCCCGCCCCGATGCTCGGCCACCACGTCTCCGTACTCGTCGTACACGCGGATGGTGGGAACCGCCCGGATGTCGAGCGCTCGACTGTCGCCAGTCTCCACGTCCACGTATTCGCCAGCGTCGCCGGTCACGCGCTGAAAGTGGGGGTAAGTCTTCTTACAGGGGGCACACCAGGACGCCCCAAAGAACACCGGCTTCACTCGTCATCCTCGCTGTCGTCGTTGATGCATCGTCCGCCCCCGCAGTACAGGCACGCGTCGTCGTCCTCAATCCAGCCGATCACGCAAGCACCTTCACATCAAAGCCGTACCCCTGAACGGTGCCGTTCGCAAAGTGAACGTATACCTCAGGCGAATCCCCACTCATCCACCGTGTTGCGTGCCCCTCAGACCAATCCCCATCAAAGACAACGTCCTGAACCGGCGTGCGGTAGATCATGGGCGTATCCGTACCTTCGGACACCCACGCCCCATACCAGCGGTCGCCGCAACACGGGCAGTCTTGCCCCTCGTCCACCCCGTCGAAATAGAGACCGATCAACTTGGCTCGCCGGTTAGCGTCTTCCCCGCCGTCAGCCTCAATGATCACGTGTACCGATATACCGGCGTCAGCGTCGAATTCGAAACTGCCACCGGTGTTGTTCTGTCGAAACTCGAAGAACTTCACTTGCTTTCCCCCTCATCCGCGTACTTCACGCAGGTGGTCACGATGGACGTTCCGGAAACCAACTTGCCGCCCACGATGGTGGTATGGGGCACAACCTGCGTGTGGTAGTCGAGACATTCGGGGCCGTCTTCGCAGCCAGTCAGCAGCAGCGCCCCCATAGCGACTACGCCAGCCAGCGCGACAGCACGGGCATTGCGCCCCTGGACGTGGTAATTCAGCACTGTTCGTCACTCCCGTACGGGGCCGTAGGAACATCCTGGAACGAATTCGGGGCGATCTCCCGCAGGTGGCCCAGCGTCAGCCCGGCGTACTCGCGGATCTCGGCGTCAGCGGCCACGTGCCAGCGCTTACCGAGGACGTCACGCCATGCCCGCAGGTTGCCGGTAACCACCATGTCGACCGGGGCAGCATTCGGCAGAACCGCACGCGCTGCCTCACGTGCCTGCTTGCGCTTGAGGCCGATGCCGGTAAGGCGCGTCACCAGTGCCTCATACGTGGCCAGACTCTCGGCGTACGCGTCACGTACCCACTGGGCCTCAGTGGTGCGCGGGTTGATCGCGGGCGGCATGACGGGCTCAGTGTCGGCGTAGTTCACGTACCGCTGAGACACCACGGAGAAACTCAGGTGCCGGTGCCGCGAGAGTTCAGCGAGCAGCGCGCGGGACACGCCGCGTACCAGGAAGGTCACGGACGCATGCTCAAGCACGCTGTAGTGCCCCTGGGCCAGGATGTTGGCCATGTAACCGGCGTTCTCCGCCGTAGCGGGGTTGGGCCGGTTGAACGACTTGTAACAGAGCCGCCCGGCGGCCTCCCCCAGCGCGTCAGCATCTTCGGGGAAGACTGCCGAGGCAAACGACGCCCCCTTGTACCCGTGTGCGTCGTAGCCGTAGGCGTCAATCATCACCTGTTCATCAATGACCGTGCGCGCCAGTACCTCAACCTGCATGGGGCTCTCTCCTACTGAAATGAGTATGTGCTAGACGTAGGTTTCGCCAGCCAGGAAGCTAGCGAGTTGCAGAACGTCGAAAGGCTCGGCGTTCCACTCGTTCTCGTCGTCGTCGAGCAACTTCCGGGCGACCTTCCATGCGTCCACCCGGTCGGCCATGTCCTCGGCCTTTCGCTGAGCCACACCCGTCAGCGTCGGGGGCTTGAATTCAGCGGACACAACGTCCTCCCAGGTTGCGGAGCAGCGGAACAGACTCGGCGAACGAGTGGGTCACGCTGCTGATGACTTCACCGGCGGCATTCGCGGTGATGAATTCGACGCGGCCCGTACCGGCGTTCTGCGTGGTGACGGTGTGGCCCGAGCGAAGGGTGAAGGTGCGCACTGTGTGCCTCCCGGCGTTGCGTTCTGCTGTCTTGTTGGCCCCTAGCGAGTCGGTTACCTGCCCCAGGTGAGCACCCATTCGGCGAGCGTGAGCGCGCCCTTTCCCAGGTTGCAGGGTGCGCAGGCAGGCAACAGGTTGTGCGCGGCGTCCGCTCCCCCACGACTAATGGGCCGCACGTGGTCTAGGTGCTCGGCGGGTGCCCCGCAGTAGGCGCAGGTGCCCCCGTAGGCGGCGAAGATGGCTGACCGGTCGTATGTGGCCCCGGAACGGCGAAAGCGCCCGTACCGGTCCTGGTACGAGCGCCCTGCGTGCTGCCTGCTACGCGTCCTGCGTCTTCCGCCACCGTGTGAGGTAATCGTGTTTGGTCGATTCATACTTGCGCCAATGCTCGCGTGCCAACTCCGGGTTATCCCTGCGCCATTCGGCACGCCACTTGCGCTGATACTCGCGTCGCGGTTCCGCCTCGGCCTGATAATCCCGGGCGGACCGCTTGCACTCCTTACAGCGTGCCTGCCTGCCATCGGCCCTGCGTGCGTCTCGGCAATAGGCGGAGAGGGGTTGGACCTCTCCGCACTTGCTACATGCCTTACTCACTTGCGACCGGCAGACTTGCGCATGCTCGCCGCAGCCTCGGCCCACTCAAGCGCGTCCGCCTCAGACGTGGCCACCAGGGCAATCCAGTGCTTAGGGAACGCAAGCCGGGCCTTAGAACGCTGAGTCTTGGCGTTGTGGTACGTGATGTCGAGAAACTCGGCCATGCCCTCAAGGTCGCAGCCATCGCCCCACCCGAAGTCAGCGACACCGCCGATGCCGAACGAGTGGCGCAGGGTGTCCGCCTGCCCCTTGCCCATCTTGTCGAGAGATGCAGTCACGTTGTCGTTGCGCTCGGCTCGCTCATCCCGCCGGTCGTCAGACACGTCCCGCAGGTCATCGGCAAGCGCGCTGTCAGTCACGGTCGACACGTAGCTACGGAGGATGGCCACGGCGTCGAGTACGTACCGGCGAACCTGGGGGTCACGGGGAACGGTCAGCGCGTCTTCCACGGCGTCCACGCCTGCGTCAGTGGTGGGCAGTGCAGCGAGCGCAGAGTATGCGGTCGAGTAGGTCTGAAGAACGGTCAGCGCCTCAAGGGCCGCACCCGTACCAACCTTGGGTCGGGCAACCTCCGGGGTGTCATCGTCGCTCGCCAGCGTGTGAAGGATGGAACCGGCTTCGCTGTCGTCGCTGCCCTTGTCGATGGAAACGGAACCCTGCCAAGAGAGGCGAGCAGCGTTCGCCCGGTCGGCACCAAGTCGCTTCCCCTTGGGGAGTTCCTGCACCAGCTTCTCAGCCTTGAACACGTCGCCGTCCGCAGCCTCAAGCACCGACGCGAACGCCTTGATTGCATCCTTGTCGACACCAGCGGCGCCGTTGCGGTCGTGACGGACAGCATCCAGCAGCTTCGCCTCAATGGTGGCGTACATGAACCCGAAGAACGCATCCACGCTGTC